CCCACGCTGGTAGCTTATGATAGTATGCCGGAACGGTTTAAGAGTGAGATATCGAAACGAATCGGTGGTGATCCGTATAAACAGGCACAAATAAACCAGTTGGAGATCCGGATTGAACCTAACATAATTGCCAGTGATTTTTTTGATAATTATAAACTGACGGACGGCAGGAATTTACCGAAGGAAACCCGCCGGGAGTATTACGCTAACGCGATAGTGTTGGACGCGATTCATACATTGATAAATGATAAACGCTCGAAGCACTCGGCTTTGGGCCATAAGACATCCCGCGCATGGGAACAGATAAGCGAAGCCGTTCAGGAACTTGACCGATCGAAATATCCTCACGCGCTACCGGCTAACTTCCGCCGGTTAGAGGAACGATACAAAAAATACATGAAAGAAGGTGTCGAAAGCCTTATCCATAAAAACTTTACGAATAAAAACGCCGCTAAGGTTGACGACGATGTGAAAGAGGCGGTACTTGCAGAACTATTGGCCGACCCAAGGAACCTTGACAATGCACAGGTAGCAAGGTTCTACAATACCATGTCGGGCGCTGCCGGATGGAAATCCATTACAGCTGCAACCGTGGCAAACTGGCGTGATGAGTTTGACACAAACATTTATGCCGGACGTCGCGGATCAGTGGCATTCAGTAATAAAAAAGGAATGCAGGTAAAACGCTCGGCTCCAAGTTGTCCACTTTATTTCTGGACTATGGACGGATGGGACGTGGAGTTATTGTTCCAAAAAACAGAAACGAATAAAAATACCGGATACTCCAATACAACTTATCATCACCGGGTGACCGTGGTGGTAGTTTTGGACGCAATGAATAAATACCCGGTAGGCTACGCGATAGGTTTACATGAAAGCCCGGATTTGATTAAAATGGCTTTACGCAATGCAGCCAAACACACACAGGAACTATTCGGGAAGATGTACCGCACTCATCAGGTACAAAGTGACCGCTACCAAATAAAAAACCTTACTCCATTTTATGAAATTATTGCCGATAAGAGTACACCCGCTCGCGCAAAGAACTCCAAGGCCAAAATTATTGAACCGTATTTTAATCACCTAAATAAAGACTACTGCCAACTGCAAACCAACTGGGCCGGATTTGGTATCACCTCAAAAAAAGAGAGTCAGCCGAACAATGAATATCTGAACAAGTACAAAAAGGATTTTCCGGATTACGATGGCGTTTGCGCTCAGGTAGTAGATATAATTGAAAAAGAACGAGCCGCTAAGCTTGAACAATACCTCCAAAAATGGAGCGAAATGCCGGAAGCAGACAAAGTAGAATTTAAAACTGAAAACTATTTGCTGGCATTTGGCGAAACACTCAAGCACTCACGTACGGATAAGGAAACTACCGTAATGATGCAGGACAATGGCATAAAAGTAACCATAAACGGCATTAAACACGAATATGACTGCTTTGATTTAGCACTTAGGGATCATTACAGCACTCAGTGGAAAATTAAGTACGACCCGAGCGATGTTAGCAAGGTGCTTGCTGTAAATGCAGACGAAACGCTCCGGTTTATCCTGGACGAAAAATATGTACAGCCAATGGCACTGAAAGACCGTAAGCCGGGCGACAGTGGCGAACTGCAAAAAGTACGCGAGTTTAATGCCAGTTTAGACAAACAAGCCATCGATTTTAGAGCACAAAATATTGAAAAAATGGCAAGTGTAATGCCATTAATGCTTCAAAATGATACGCTTGGCAAGCTGATGCTAACCGATAGTCACGGGCAGCATAAGGACAGGAGGAATGATAGTAGAAGAGACAAGAGCCAAGAGCCAAGAACCAAGATTCAGAGTAGGGCGGTGGATGTGGAGGTTGAAGATGAGGAAACGGATTTCAGACTGAATAAATACTAATTAATAACCAAACTTTTCCAAAGAGAAAAGAAACTTTGGAAAAGAAAATAAACTCACACACATGAATAACATTAAGAAACAACAAATTGTAAACGCGCTTACGGAGTATTGCGAACGCTACGGAAGTCAGAACAGAGCTGCTAAGAGTTTGGACGATGTAAGTACCGCTACCATCAGCCAAATGCTGAATAATAACTGGGACTTAATACGCGACGAAATGTGGCGGTCGGTTGCCTCCCAGATTGGCGTAAAGCTGAAAGAATGGAATGCCGTACCAACGTCTGACCATATTCTGTTTTCGTCGATACTGAAGGACGCCAAAGAAGATAGTCAGGTTTTTATTGTGGTAGGTAAAGCCGGATCGGGAAAAACCTTTACAACCGACCATTTTCGCAGTAATAACAAAAATGTATTCACCATTAAATGCGATTCGTTTTGGAATAAAAAGAAATTTATTACCGAAATTTTAAAGGAAATGGGCATCGAATTCAGAGGCCTAACCGAAAGTGAAATGATAGACAAATTCAAATACGGAGTTTTAAAACTTCAAAATCCGTTACTCATTTTCGACGAAGCCGACAAATTAAGTGACGCCATACTGTATGATTTTATTTCGATATACAACCGAATTGAAGATGAATGCGGCATTGTACTTTGTGCCACGCAATATCTTGAAATGATGCTTCGGAATGGCTTATTGCACAATAAAAAGGGCTTTGAAGAAATATGGAGCCGGGGCGGAAAAAGGTGTGTTCACCTGAACGGCGTAACGGCTGCAGATATAGTTTTGATTTGCGAGGGTAATGGAGTTACTGATACAAAATCAATTGAACGAGTAATCAATGAATCGGACTCCGACATTCGCCGCGTGAAAAAAATGATTTATGCCATAAAAAAGAGCCGTAACGCAAATAAACCGCTGTCGGAATAGTATATGGCATTGAAACGGGCATTATCGGTTAACGACATACGAAAATTCAGAGCCAACACACTCAATTTTGAGGGGGAATGGCTGGAAAGCATCGGATGTCCGGAACTGACTGGGACATGGATAGTTTGGGGGAATTCGTCCAATGGAAAAACCCGCTACTCACTGCAATTGGCAAAGTACCTGGCGCGATTCTGTCGGGTGGCATATAACACATTAGAGGAAGGGCTGAGTAAGAGTATTCAGAACGCCATTATTGACGTGGGAATGGATGAGGTAAGCCACCGGTTTATATTGCTCGACAAAGAACCAATTGCTGACCTTACCGAACGCCTGAGAAAAAAGAAAAGCCCCGATGTGGTCATAATTGACTCGCTGCAATATACCGGCATGAATTACGCTGAGTACCGCGCATTGCGAGACGAATTTAGAAAGAAGCTCTTTATTTTCATTAGTCATGCCGACGGGAACGACCCGAAAGGGAACGTTGGGAAATCAATACGGTATGATGCTTTTGTGAAAATACGCGTGGAAGGTTACAAGGCATTTGCTGAAAGTCGGTTCGGAGGTGGACGCGAATACGTGATCTGGCAAAAAGGAGCTAATGAATATTGGAATTATAAATAAAGAAGCCCCCTAACCCTTAAAGGGGGAATAATATAAGAATTTACAATTAAAATATACGGATATGAAAACAACCATGATTGAAAAAGACAAAGCCCACTACATTAAGAAGTTTAAGACGCTTCTGACTAATGGCAAAATTGACCGTAATGCTGAACTTGGCATGCTGAGCGCATACGGTGTGGAAAGCTGCAAGGATATGACCATATACGAACTGATAGAACTCTGTCAGAATGTGGAACTGATGGTCAACCCGGAACTGGCCGAACTCGACAAGTTACGCAAACGCCTGATGGCTTCCATTGGCGGATGGCGCAAAGCAATGGGTTGTACAACCAACATAAATGAGATTAAAGCCATAGCCTGCCGGGCCGCCGGAATTTCGGATTTCAATCATATTCCTAAAGAGCGTTTAAATAGTCTTTATAATGCTTTTAATCACAAAACACGTGACCTGAATAAAGTGGGAGCGATGACAACAGAAAACTTACAAAATTTAAAAAATCAAAATTAGTACACATGGAAAAACAAAACATTGACGGAGTTGGAACTCCATCATCCCTGGAAGAGCTTATAGAATGGCTCGAAAACAATGAGATAGATCACCCGGATTACGACCGGAAGTTTGCAGAACTCAAACGGCTGGAGGAGCAGGTATATGAGCCGGTTGATTAATATACCCATTGGCGAAACCGGAAAGGTAAACGGGCAGCTTTACCGAGCTGAGGACGACCTTTTCGGATGCGTGGGATGCGACCTAAGCGATAATGGAAATGGATGCCTGAATAAAAATATAGTGTGTTGGGCTCCACGCCGAACATTCAAATTGGTAGAGCAGGATCCAAACGAGGAAATTATAAGGCAACAAACGGAAGATTACTACGACCGTAAACTTGAACGAAACGGATGCCGCCAAGGCTTAGGAATTTTAATACTCGGAACAGTTATTTTCTGGGGATTTGTACTGAAATTAATAACATTTATAATTCATTTATTTTAAACAAAATGGCAAGAGAAAAAAAGGTAGTTCACACCGGTGTGACAAGTGAAACAATGGAAGCTGCATTTAGCGAGTACGCAATTGCCGACGCCAGGCTTCAGAAAATTAATGCAACCATCGACGTGCAAATGACTCAGATACGTGAGAAATATGCCGACGATATTGCGGAGCTTATAGAGAAAAAAGATAAGGCGTTTGATGTGATTCAGGCGTTTGCCGTGGAAAATAAGGACGACCTTTTCAGCAAGAAAAAAAGCATGGAAAGCGTACATGGAACATTTGGTTTCAGAACCGGAACTCCAAAACTGAAAACGCTAAAAGGTTTCACATGGCCGGCAGTAACCAACTTATTGAAAGAGTTCTTACCAACTTACGTTCGCATTACGGAAGAGCCGGCTAAAGATAAATTGCTGGCCGACCGGGAACTTGACGAAGTATCCGGATTATTCCCCAAAGTGGGAATATCGGTGGTACAGGATGAGACATTTTTTGTGGAGCCGAAAAAAGAAAATGAGTGAAGCCCCCCAACCCCCTAAAGGGGGAGTAAGAAATAAGCCCGCATATACTTATTGCCGCTGGAGGAGTGGATACAGAGTTGATAAAATGACGTATTTCCCCGGTGGTAGTAGCGGCGAAAAAGTGGCTGAATTTTTTACGAAAGAGGAAGCCAGGGCGGAAACCTACAGACTGAATGGCTGGAAACCACCAAAGAATTGAATTTTTCTAACATTAATCAGTTCCGCACACACGGAACACAAAACAACACAAAATTATGCATAATTGGTTTATCACAGGAATTAAGTACGAAAAAACAGCCGAGGAAGGCCGTATCGTAAAAGTGAATGAAAACTACTTGGTAGATGCTTTGACATTTACTGAAGCGGAGGAACGTATCAACAAAGAAATGGAGCCGTTTATCAGCGGCGAGTTCTCAGTTTCTAAAGTTGGACGCGCGCGGATCAACGAAATGTTTTTCAATGAAAACGGTGACAAATGGTATCGCTGCAAAGTTTTCTTTATTTCGCTCGACGAAGAAAAGGGTATTGAAAAGAAAGTGGCAACTACCATGATGGTACAGGCGAATGATATAAAAGAAGCATGGGACGGTTTACACGAAGGTATGAAAGGATCAATGGCTGATTATTCAGTAGCTTCGATTACGGAGACGAATATTATTGACGTATATAAATATGAAGCGGAAGCTTAAAGTAGGCGGTAGTGCTTTGATCGGCACTACCGATACAAAATAAAGAGTTCTTTTAATTTTTTGGGCATAACGACTTAGGCTATGATTTTGCCTCTTTGAAAATGTCCAATTTGGCAAAATGATAGGCGTTTGTTAGGTGCTTGCCTTTCTTATC